TGGTAATGGTTTCACAACAGCCAATACATTTACAACTGGTATTGGTATGCCAACTGCTACTGCTGAATTCATGGGTTCGGATACCAACACAGCATTTGGTCAGATGGCATTCTCAATCGAGAAAGTTACTGTTACTGCACAAAGCCGTGCGCTGAAAGCTGAATATTCGTTAGAACTTGCACAGGACCTGAAAGCAATTCATGGTCTGGATGCTGAGACAGAACTGTCAAACATTCTGTCAACAGAAATTCTCGCAGAAATCAACCGTGAAGTTATTCGTACAATCTACACTGTTGCTAAAAACGGTGCTCAGTATGGTACAACAACTGCTGGTATTTTCGACCTTGATACCGATTCAAATGGCCGTTGGTCAGTTGAGCGTTTCAAGGGTCTGATTTTCCAGATCGAACGTGATGCTAACGTTATTGCTAAAGAGACTCGTCGTGGCAAAGGTAACGTTCTGATTGTTTCTTCAGACGTTGCTTCCGCAATGGCCATGGCTGGTGTTCTTCAGTATACACCTGCTCTGTCTGCTGATCTGCAAGTTGATGACACTGGTAACACATTTGCTGGTCTGCTGCATGGACGTATCAAGGTCTATATCGATCCATACTTCGGCGGCTACACAAGCAATCAAGAGCTTGTCACAATCGGTTATAAGGGTTCTTCACCTTATGACGCTGGTCTGTTCTACTGCCCATACGTTCCTCTCCAGATGGTTCGTGCAGTTGATCAGTACACATTCCAGCCAAAGATTGGATTCAAGACTCGTTACGGCATGGTTGCAAACCCATTTGCTGGTGGTGATAATGTTGATTTAGGTCAACTTTATAGTAAGCGCAACACATACTACCGTATTTTTAGAGTCGCCAATTTAATGTAATTGTAGTACAGATAAAGCCACCGTCTAAGAGTGGTCTTTCAGAGGAGCCTTCGGGCTCCTCTTTTTTTATTCCTAAATAAGGAATAAGGAGAAAAATATGAGTGGTCTAATTACCAAACCAAAAAACACCAATCTATTACAACCTACCAAATATTCTGTTAGTTTTCCAGAAATATCTGATACCATTTACTTTTGTCAGAAAGTAAATCTTCCTGGTGTACAAGTAACAGAACTTCCTCAAGTCACGCCTAATTTGGACCTTTTTGTGCCAGGTACCAAAATGACTTATGGTACTTTTGATATTGAATTTTTAGTAAATGAGGATCTTTCTGCTTGGCTATACATACACGATTGGATTCGTGGCATAACAACAGATCAACAGTACAGAACAAAACCAAGATGCCAAGCAATACTTACTGTGTATTCCAATCAAAACAATCCAAAATTTAGAATTAAATTTATGGATATATTCCCCCTTTCTCTCGGCGATATTGAATTTGATACCACTCTTTCCGCTGATGATCACTTATCTTCAACAGCAAGTTTCCGTTTTAATTACTTTGACATTGAAAGAATTTGATGATATAATAAAGGTTCATAAATGGATTTATTATGGAAACTCTTGAACAAATTATCAAATATTGGGACGAAGATTCGGTTATCGACTCAACTGAGCCAGGTAAAGAGCTTCTAAAAATACCAACGCTTCACAATAAGTACCTAAAGATTCTTGTCAAACATCGACTGGCGAACAAGCGTATCAATTTTGAATATTCAAAGCTCAGAAAAGTTAAAGAAGAATATTATAACGGTAGCCTTTCACAGGAAGAATTGGATGAATATCAATGGGAGCCCTTTCTTCTTAACATCAAAACCAAGCAGGGAATCGAAAGATATATAGAATCAGATAAAGATTTGATTCGCTTGCTGGAAAAGAAAATGCATCATGATGAAGCTATTGCAGTTTGTGAATCTATTCTACAAGAACTGAAAAGCAGGACATTTCAGCTTAGAGATTATATTTCATGGGAAAGATTTATAGGTGGAAACTAAATTAGTTATAAGAAAAAGCAATGAAGCATATGTAAAAATAGATTGTGATAGAAGCACGGCTCAAGAACTATCAGATTATTTTTCATTCTATGTGCCAGGGTTTCAATTTATTCCAGCGTACAGAAATAAAATCTGGAATGGAAAAATATATCTTTATCACATAGACACAAAGTTATTATATCACGGGCTGTATTCTCTAGTTGAAACTTTTGCATCAGAAAGAAATTACACAGTAGAATATGCAGACCCAAGACCTGATCTAACAGACGATTTCTCAGAACATCTAGCGGAAAAGTTTTTCGCAGAATTAAATCCTCATTCTAATAATAAGAAACTCACAATAGACAAACATCAAAAAGATGCGTTCCTTCATTCGATGAGGAATCGCAGGTGCCTTATACTATCTCCAACCGCATCAGGCAAATCTCTTATCATGTATATGATAGTTCGACAACTGCTCGATTATCATTGCAAAAAAGGTTTGATTATAGTTCCTAGAACATCTCTTGTTGAACAGCTATACTCAGACTTTGTTGATTATTCTACAGAAAATGGCTGGAGTGCAGCAAATAATGTACACAGAATCTATCAAGGTAAAGAAAAGGTAACAGATTTACCTCTTGTCATTACGACATGGCAATCAATATACAAATTTCCCAAAGAATATTTTGAACAATTCGATTTTGTTATCGGTGATGAAGCACATTTATTCAAGTCTCAATCACTCACCTCTATACTGACACAATGTATCAATGCTCGATATAGAATAGGGTTGACAGGCAGCTTAGATGGAACGAAAACTCATAAACTTGTATTAGAAGGTCTCTTTGGGCTTGCAGAAAGAGTAGCAACAACAAAAGAGTTAATGTCTAAAAATCGTCTGGCTGATTTCGAAATCAAATGTCTTGTACTTAAACACTCTGATGAAAAATGTGAAGCTCTAAAAAAAGCTACATATCAGGAAGAGATTGAATATTTAATACTCAATGAAACTCGAAATAAATTTATTCGAAATCTTGTGGTATCTTTAAAAGGTAATAGTCTGATACTGTATCAATTTGTTGACAAACATGGCAAAATTCTATACGATATGGTCTCCAATACAAAAAGTATAGGAGAACGTAAAGTATTTTTTATTTACGGTAAAACTGATGTTGAAACTCGTGAAAGTGTCCGCAGTATAACAGAAAAAGAAGAAAATGCAATCATCATTGCTTCATATGGCACCTTTTCTACCGGTATTAATATTAGAAATTTGCATAATGTAATTTTTGCTTCTCCATCAAAATCAAGAATTCGTAATCTCCAGTCAATCGGAAGGGCACTTAGACTTGGTGATAATAAAGAAAAGGCCATATTATACGATATTGCTGATGACTTGAGATACAAAAATCATATGAATTATACGCTCAAACATTTTGTGGAACGAACCAAACTATATAATGAAGAGAAGTTTGTCTACAAACTTTACAAAATAGGACTCAAAAATGGAAACAATCCAAGTAATTAAGTTATACAACGGAGATGAGATTATCGGATTCACAGAAGATGTTGATAATAAATTATTAGTAAGGCAGGCTTTTCAATTCTTTTTGAAAGTTGATAAAAACGGATCACATAATATTTCTATGGACTATTGGTTACCTGAACCTGTAATTAAAGATGGATTAGCAACAATTGCTAAAGATAAAATCATAGCTATTATGGAACCTTCGGATGACTTTAAAGAATATTATGAAAATGCTTTAAGTTCTGTGGAAAAGACTAAAGAAGTAAAAGGTGATAAATTAGATATTTTGGAAGATGGTACCGAAGAAGATAAACTCAAATTATTACTTGAAGCACTACAGGTTCCGGAATCTAGATTTATTAATTAACATGCAGAGGGTACATAGTGGAGTATAGACCTTTGTCAAGTGGAAATCAATACATATTATGGTGAATAAACACATGAATACCAAAAAACCTCATTACATAAACAATGCCGATTTTTGCAAAGCATTGGTAGACTATAAAGCATCTGTTGAAAAAGCAAAAACAGAAAACCTTCCTAAACCTCTGATACCAAATTACATTGGTGAGTGTTTCATGAAAATTGCGGAAGGGTTATCCCATCGACCAAATTTTATCAATTATACCTATCGAGATGAAATGGTTGCCGATGGTATCGAAAATTGTATAATGTATTTTGAAAATTTTGATCCTTTAAAGTCCAACAATGCTTTTGCATATTTCACACAAATCATTTACTTTGCATTTCTGCGAAGAATTCAAAAAGAAAAGAAGCAGATGTACGTCAAATATAAATCAACCGAACAATTTGGTATCTTTGATGAACCGGAGTTGATGGGGTTTGATGAAATTAATTCGAAACCATTTGAGTTATATGACAATATATCGGAATTCATAGAGACATTTGAGGAAACTAAAAAGAAAAAGAAAGCTGCCAAAAAGGAAAAAGGTGTTGAAAAGTTTTTAGAGGAGTAAATTATGAAAGATGATATGAAAGTGGGTTTTACTTGTTCATGTTTTGATTTGTTTCACGCTGGGCATGTAATGATGTTGAAAGAGGCAAAAACCCAATGTGATTGGCTTGTTGTTGGGTTACAGACAGATCCAACGTTAGATAGAGCCGGAAAAAATAAACCAATACAATCGGTTCTAGAGAGATTCATACAACTTGAAGCATGCAAATATGTAGATGAAATAATTCCATATTCTACCGAAAAAGATTTGATGGATATCTTGACTTCTTACTCAATTGATGTTAGAATCATCGGAGAAGAATACCGCAATAAAGATTTTACTGGTAAAGCATTAACGATTCCAATTTATTATAATTCTCGCCGTCATAGTTTTAGCTCAACAGAGTTGAGAACTAGAATTGCTAATATGAACATGAATAGTATATCGGTGATACCGACGCTTGATACTATAAAACCTATAGAACTTAAAGAACTATACGACATAAAATTATACAGCGAAAAGTGATGAAAATAGCATTAATTACCGACCAACATTTTGGTGCAAGAAATGACTCTTTACATTTCTTAGACTACTATGAAAAATTTTATAATCTATTTTTTCTAGAAATAGATGACCATAATATTGATCATGTTTTAATTTTAGGTGATACTTTTGATCGAAGAAAGTATGTCAATTTTTACTCTTTGCAGAGGGCAAAGCGTATGTTTTTTGATAGACTTAAAGCTAGAGACATAAAAGTTTACATGTTGGTCGGTAACCATGATACCTATTATAAAAATACAA